CCGCGCCTGCGGCTGCCAGCACCTGCGGGTCGTCTACCTCCGTCGGCTTCCCAAGGGCCAGGTGCTCAGGAGGCGGGAGTGCAGGCACTGCGGCAGGCGGACATCGACGCGGGAGTCGGAGTCCTGATCGTTCGATTGATCGAACGATCTCGGCGCCCTTCGTCCATTTCGTCCGGATCCGCCCCGCGCCGTGTCGGCACGTGGTGGATGCAGTCGCTCTCAGCCGACCTGCCCGAGACGCCCTTCGCGGCCAAGCTCGCCCTCGAGCTGCGGCTGTGCCCCGGCATGGACCGGGAGGACGCCGTGCAGGAGGCGTGGCTCGCCGCGCTCGAGGGACGCAACCCGGCCCGGGCGGTGAACACGTTCGCCCAGCGCGAGCGGCGTCACCGCAGGCGGGAGCCCGCGATCGCGTGCGAGGCCATGCGCTCCTTCCGCCTCTCGGCGATCCGCGCCGAGCGGGCGGCCCGCAGGCGGAACGCCAGGCGCGACGCGCTCATGGCATCCCCGTCGGCACGGGAGAGCACCCATGCCTGACGAGACGCCGAGCATCGCCGACGCGATCCGCGACAACGCCGCGGGCCTGAAGAAGGCCTCCAACGACGCGGGCAGCGTCGAGCAGCACCCGATCGCCGACCAGATCGCGGCCGACCGCTACCTCGCCTCGAAGCAGGCGGTGTCGCGACGCAACCGCGGCCTGCGCATCTCCCGCATCGTCCCGCCCGGCATGGGGGGACCGGCCTGATGGGCTGGCTCGACTCCATCCTCGGCCGCAAGGCGTCCGCAGCGCCGCGCACGATCTCGATCCGCGCCCGCTACGACGCCGCCGCGACCACCGACGCCAACCGCAAGCACTGGGCGAACGCCGACGGGCTCTCCGCGGATGCCGCGGCCTCCCCCGAGGTGCGCCGGATCCTCCGCAACCGCGCCCGCTACGAGGCCGCCAACAACAGCTACGCCGCGGGCATCGTCGCGACGCTCGCCAACGACGTCGTCGGCACCGGCCCGCGCCTGCAGGTGCTCACCGACGACCCCGAGGCGAACAACGCCATCGAGCAGGCCTTCGCCGCGTGGGCGCTCTCCACCAACCTGGCCGACCGGCTCCGCACGATGCGCATGGCGCGCGCCCACTCGGGCGAGTGCTTCGCGAAGCTCGTGTCGAACCCCGCCGTGCCCGGCCCGGTGAAGCTCGACCTCGCGCTCGTCGAGGCCGACCGCGTCGCCAGCCCCCACTGGGGCGCGCTCACGCCGACGGAGGTCGACGGCATCGTCTACGACTCCTTCGGCAACCCCGTGGCCTACCGCGTCATGGTGGAGCACCCGGGCGACCGGAGCGGGAACGCATCCCACGAGACCCTGCCTGCCGCGAAGGTCCTGCACTACTACCTGGGCGCGCGGCCCGAGCAGAGCCGTGGGATTCCCGACCTCGTCCCGGCGCTGCCGCTCTTCGCGCAGCTGAGGCGCTACACCGTCGCCGTCCTCTCGGCGGCGGAGACCGCGGCGAACTTCGCGGGCACCGTCGAGACCGACGCACCCGCCAACGGCGAGGCCGACCCGGTCGAGCCGATGGACACGATCGAGCTCGAGGCGAACTCGCTGCTGACGCTTCCGGCCGGATGGAAGATGTCGCAGGTCAAGCCCGAGCAGCCGACGACCTCCTACGGCGAGTTCAAGCGCGAGATCCTGAACGAGATCGCCCGCTGCCTGAACATGCCCTTCAACGTCGCCGCCGGGAACAGCTCGGGCTACAACTACGCGAGCGGGCGGCTCGACCACCAGACCTACTACCGGGCGATCAGGATCGACCAGGCGCACCTTGCGCGGACGGTGCTCGACCGCGTGCTCGCGGAGTGGTTCGACGAGGCGAAGCTCATCGAGGCGCTCGTCCCCCCGCGCGTGCGCGTGCTCGAGTCGCTGCCGCACCAGTGGTTCTGGGATGGCACCGAGCACGTCGACCCGGCGAAGGAGGCATCCGCGCAAGCGACGCGCCTCGCCAACCACACCACGACGCTCGCAAGCGAGTTCGCCCGGCAGGGCAAGGACTGGGAGGCCGAGCTGCGCCAGCGCGCGAGAGAGCTTGCGCTCATGGAGGAGCTCGGCATCACCGTGGCCCCGTCGGTACCTGCAGGAGACACCGCCCCCACGCGGAACGATCAGCCTGTCGATGGCCCCTCCGACGAGGACACGAATGACGACCAAGACGCCTGAAGCCCCGCACCCCTCGCGCCCCGTCGCGCTCGCGATGTCCGCGACGGTCGAGATGCTCGCCGCGGATTCCGCGCCCGACGCCACCGCCGAACCTTCGGCTCCCACTCTCCGCCGGTTCGCGATGAGCGCCTACACCGGCGGCGCGATGACGCTCCGGGGCTGGCGTCACCCGACCGTGCTCGACCTCTCGGGCATCGCCTGGAGCTCCAAGCCACGGCCGATCCTGAAGGATCACAACCCGTCGCTCATCGTCGGCCACACCGACAGCGTGTCGGTCGTCGACGGCGTGCTCCGGGTCGCGGGAATCGTGAGCGGAGCCGGACCGGTCGCCCGCGAGATCGTCGAGGCGGGCATGAATGGATTCCCATGGCAGGCATCTGTCGGCGCCTACGCCACCGAGACGGAGCAGGTCCCGAAGGGGCGCACGGCGATCGCGAACGGCCGGACCTTCGAAGGTCCGGTCTCGATCGTGCGTCGGTCGGTACTGGGTGAGGTCAGCTTCGTCGCGCTTGGCGCCGACGACGACACGGAAGCACGCATCGCGGCCGCGGCCGCAGGAAACGCAGAGGAACACACGATGTCCGAAGTTGAGAACGTCGCACAGGCCGCGGCTCCCGCCGCCGAAACCAACTCGATCGCGGCGCACATGCGCGCCGAGGCAGCGGCCGAAAGCGCCCGCATCGGCGCGATTCGCAAGGCTTGCGCTGGGCGGCACGCCGAGATCGAGGCCACGGCGATCGCCGAGGGCTGGGACGCGACGCGGACCGAGCTCGAGGTGCTGCGGGCTTCTCGCCCGCTCGCCGGTGCACCCGCCGCGCATGTGCGTGCGAACGACGCAAGCCCCGAGGTCGTCGAGGCCGCGCTCTGCAAGGCTGGCCGACTCTCGGGCCTCGAGCGGCACTTCGACGAGAAGACGCTCGACGCAGCCGACCGCCGCTTCGGTCGCGGGATCGGCCTCCAAGAGATCCTGCTCGAGGCCGCGTGGGCCAACGGCCACACGGGGCGCTCGATCAAGGGCGATACGCGAGGCGTGCTCCAGGCGGCGTTCTCGAACCTGACCCTCCCGGGCATCTTCTCGAACGTGGCCAACAAGTTCCTCCTCGCGGGCTTCACCGCGCTCGAAGGTACGTGGCGCGAGATCAGCTCGAGCCGCTCCGTGAGCGACTTCAAGCAGATCACCTCCTACCGCCTCAACGGCGCGTTCGCCTACGACGAGATCGGTCCGGCGGGAGAGCTCAAGGCAGGCGACGTCAGCGAGGAGAGCTTCACCAACCAGGTGAAGACCTACGGCAAGATGTTCTCCGTCACGCGGCAGGACATCATCAACGACGATCTCGGCGCGCTGACCGCGCTCCCGACCCGCATCGGCCGCGGCGCCGCGCTGAAGCTCAACCAGGTCTTCTGGGGCGCGTTCCTCGCGAACAGCACATTCTTCACGAGCGCTCGCAAGAACTACGCCTCCGGCGCGACGACGGCCTTCGGCATCGACTCGCTCACGGCGGCCGAGCAACTCTTCCTCGATCAGGTCGACGCGGACGGCCAGCCGCTCGCCGTCTCGCCTGCGGTCCTCCTCGTTCCGACCGCGCTCAACGCGCGCGCGGCGCAGCTGATGAACTCGACCGAGATCCGCGACACGGCGGCGAGCACGAAGTACCCGACCGCGAACCCGCATGCGGGCAAGTTCCGCACGCTCTACTCGGCGTACCTCTCGAACGCGACCCTGACCGGCAACAGCTCGACCGCGTGGTACCTCCTCGCGAATCCCGCCGACGTGCCGCTCATCGAGGTCGCGTTCCTCAACGGGCGCGACGTCCCGACGGTCGAGACGGCGGAAGCCGACTTCTCCGTGCTCGGCGTCCAGATGCGCGGCTACTTCGACTTCGGCGTGGCGCTCCAGGACTGGCGCGGCGGCGTGAAGATGGCGGGCGCCTGAGCGCCCGTCTAGGTCCACCAACGGCACAGCATTCAGGAGAACCAGCTCATGGCGACTTTCGTGCAGGATGGACGGTACGTGGACTACACCCCCGCTTCGGCGGTGGCTGCAGGCGCGGTGGTGGTGCAGGTGGACCTCGTGGGTGTCGCCGTGCGCGACATCCCTGCGAACACGCTCGGCGTGCTCGCGGTCGAGGGCGTGTTCACCTTCCCCAAGGCGACGGGAGCGAGCACCGGCATTGCCGTCGGCACGACCGTCTACTGGGCGAGCGGCACGCAGCTTGCGACCGCGACAGCGACGAGCAACAAGCTCATCGGCAAGGTCGTCAAGACCGCAGCCGACGCGGATGCGACCGTGCTTGTGAAGCTCTTCCAGTGAGGCCCGCATGCCCGACCTGATGGCCCGGGCGGCGGAGTTCATCGCCGGGAAGCTCGCGGCGGAGTTGTCGCGTCCGGTGACCTACTCGCGTGGCGGCGACTCGGTCGCCATCACGGCGAGCGTCGGGCGAAGCTCGTTCGACGTCGATGACGGGCACGGCATGCTCCGCTTCGAGACGCGGGACTACATCGTGCGCATGGATGCGCTCGTCCTAGGTGGCATCGCGACTCTTCCGCGTCGGGGCGACCGGATCACCGAGGCGAGCACGGCTGGCGACGTGGCCTACGAAGTCGTCGCGGTGGCGGGAAGCCCAGAGTGGCGTCCGTGCGACTCGTCGCGCGTGCTGATCCGCATCCACACCAAGCTCGCGGGACCTTCACCACAGGGCAGCACATGACCACCGACTCGAACAGCCCCCGCTCCTTCGGAAACCTGCTCGGCATCGCGCAGCTCGCGGCGATCCTGCTCCAGTTCGCGGGGCTGCTCTGGATGGGCGGGCGGTGGAGCGCGGAGATGTCCGCCGTGGGCGAGCGGGTGACGGAGCTTCGGCAGATCGTCGGCGAGCTCGCCAAGAGCCAGGCACAGGGCGCGATCATTGACGCCTCGCAGGGCGCGCGCCTGGAGACGCTCGCGAAGCGCCTCGACGAGATCGTCGCGCGACTCGACAGGTTCGATGTCGACCGCCGCGGCGAGAGGACCCCGTAGTGGGAATCGCTGCGACCGCCGACAGCATTGTCGCTGCGCTCGACGCCGCCGACCTCGGCGAGTCGAAGACCGTCGTGCGCGCCTTCCTGCCGTACCGTGAGCGCGAACAGCTCTCGTCGCTCACCCTGACCGTCATGCCGCGCGGCATCGAGCGCACGCTCTCGACACGAGGCGGCGTCGGCCAAGTCGACCATCTCATCGAGGTCGCCGTCCAGAAGAAGGTCGAGGGAGCAGACGAGACCGCATTCACTGCGGGCGTTGCCGCCGTCGAGGCAGTCGCTGACCTGCTCGCTGGCCTGCGTCTCGCCGGGCCGCCCCCGTGGTGCTGCGTCGAGACGCGGATCGACCCCCTCATCAGCGAGGACCACGCGGCCAACCTCCGCGTCTTCACCGGCGTCGTCCAGGCGAGGCTTCGGAGCCACGCCTGACCGGGCCACTCTGTCGGTACGGGAGAAGGGACACCAACCATGGCCTACAAGCTCGGAATGGACGCCGTCCTCAAGTACGGCACCGCGGGAACCACCGCGAACACGGCGCTCGCGAGCGTCCGCAACGTCACGCTCAACCTCGAGAAGGGCGAGGCGGACGTCACCACGCGCGGCAACGGCGGCTGGAAGGCGACCGTCGCCACGCTCAAGGACGCGAGCGTCGAGTTCGAGATGGTCTGGGACACGGCCGACGCCGGGTTCACGGCGATCAAGAACAGCTACTTCAACAACACCGCGATCTCGCTCCTGATCCTCGACGCCGCCACCGGCGGACAGGGACTCGACGCCGACTTCATGGTGACGAAGTTCACCCGCGAGGAGCCGCTCGACGAGGCGATCGTCGTCAAGGTCACCGCGAAGCCCACGCTCTCCACCCGCTCGCCAACGTGGCACTCGGGCAGCTGATCCGAACCAAGGAGATCGGAAATCCAATGCAGGCATTCCGTGACAACGCAGGACGCACATGGACGGTCGCGATCGACATCGCGGCCATCAAGCGCGTGCGCAGCCTCCTCGACATCGACCTCCTCGAGGTGCTCCCCGGCAAGGGGGTCCCGGGCCGGGGCCTCGGGATCGTCGACCGCGATCCGGTCCTCTTCGTCGACATCCTCTACGTCCTCTGCAAGCCCGAGGCGGACCGTGCCGGAGTGACCGACGAGGAGTTCGGGCGCGGCCTCGGCGGCGACGCCCTGCTCGCGGCGTCGGAAGCATTCACGGAGGCCTTCATTTCTTTTTACCCGAGCCCGCGCGACCGGAAGAGGATGCGACGGGCCGTCGAGCACATGTCGGCCATGCTGGAGAAGAGGCGCGACAATCTGGACAGCAACCTGGAGTCGACGGTCGAGCAAGCAATCGAGAGGCGGCTCGCCGAGCGTGGCGCTTCATCTGGGAAGCCGCCGGAGCCGTCGGAGTCGATCCCCACGGACTCACCCTCCGCGAGCTCTGCCTGATGGCAGAAGGCCGAGCCCGTGAGGAGTGGGACCGCACTGCGCCCGTGCTCGCCATGATCGCGAACGCGCACCGCGACCACCGCCAGCGCAGCGAGCCATTCGGAGTCGACGAGTTCCACCCGTTCCGCGCTCCGCGCCGGAACGAACCGCTCAAGGTCGACATCACCGTCCTTCGGGACGTGTTCGTGAAGGAGAGGAACACATGAACAGGAAAGGCCCATGACCCTCGACAGCATCAAGAACGCCATCAGGGCGAACCCCGCGCTCGCCGCCTCGCTCGCCGCGCTGGTCTTCGCATGCCTCGCGCTTGCCTTCGCGCAGGGCTGTGACATGCGGCGCATGGTCAAGGTCGACGCACCGAAGGACCTCCTCGCTGCCGTCGACATGCCCGAACCCGCGGAGGGCATCACCCTCGCCGAGGCGGACGCCGTGTGGGCGGACTGGACCGCATGGGTGAACGAACGCTCCACCCGATTCCGCCGCGCCGTCGACGACGCCGAGGGCCGCTACGCGACGCTTGAGTCGCTCGTCAACCTCGGCCTCGATGCAGCCAACACGGCGGCACCGGCTCTCCCGGGCGGCGCGTTCCTCGTCGGCGGACTCTCGCTTCTCACCGGCCTGATGCTCAAGCGCCCTGGCGAGGACAAGCGTGTCTTCGCCGAGAAGAAGGAGTCGTACAACGCGGGCATCGAGGAGGGCAAGCGGATCGTGCTCAGTGCAGTGGACTTAGGCAAGCAAGCTGATACTCGGCATAATCAGCACCGAGACAGTTGACAGAGCCGTCATCATCGACTCCTCCGGTGACGAGGTCCTACGAACGCGATTTGCTCACGGCGGCTACCGAGCGGCCTTCTCCGCGCCTATCGGGTGCTTACAAGTATGGCTAGCACCTTGATCATCAGCAACTCATCGAGCACCCGGTGCCAGTTGGCGGAATGAGCGACGCCAACAGGCGCTCGGTGCGATCGTATCGGGCGTCAATCGCATGACATTATGAGAGGAACGACCAAACGAGAATCGGAATCGAGAGGAGTTGCAGGACCAACCCTAGAAGGTCCCATCCGAGAACCGGCTTGCATTTCAAATGCCCAAAGCTTGACGCGACAATCCGGACGCCCGTGCCGATCATGAACACCCGGTAGGCGAGATGACTCCATGCATAGGTGCCATCCACGATTTCCGGACTCGTGAGGCGAAGAACGGAGTCGGCAAGGTACAAAGAGGCCAATCCCATCGTGAGCGGCATGAAGCGAAGAAACGAATGCACGTTCAATGTCTCCGCCTTGAGGATGCGGGGTCACGGCGCCTTCCGACGTTCAACAGTTAGATGACACTCTCCGAGAATCTCCGGCTTCTCACGAAGTGCACATTCGCCGCGTCGACGGGATGAAAGTAATCGTTCAGAAACGCGGATCCGAACGGCGGAACAGTCGCCCCACCAACGCGTATCCAACCAGCACAGGCGTCGTCAGCACCAATCCCACAATGGCGCAAACTAGCCATTTGGGGTGAGAGGGAGAAAGCAGATAGATCGACAAACCACCGATCAACATGCTTCCAGCGGAACTCCCCAACACCCACAGCTTCAGACGGGCTACTGAAGCCTTCAGACGCGTACGTTCATGAGCGTGATCCCGCACTTTGCTAGTTCTCGCTTCCTACAGGCGTGAGTGTATCCGCTTCAGAGAGTACCGAAACGGAATCGCGCGGGCTGTTCGATCCGGCCGGCTTCGGAGGGCAGCCGTGATCTGCAAGCCTGTCAATGTGGTCGGACTTCGCCGACTCCTCACAACTCTCCAGCCAGTACTGATTTCCGAGTTCGCACAATGCGAGCGATCCGAGGCTCGACGCAAGAGTGAGCAAGAGGCAGGCTTTCAAACACGGGGCGCAACCGGCTCCGAGTGTAGCGATGCAAATCGGCACACAGTAGTTAAGGCAAGAATTGGCTACCGTGGCCCCGATTCCGATTGCGGCGGCCATACATGCTACCAATCTCGCGTAATACGCTGCAGTACATGACCGCAAATCAGCGTCGTAGGCCGCTTTGAGCATGCAACACTGAGTACCGTCCGAACCTATCCAATTCGGATTGATGCAGCCGAGACCGCCGTTGCCGTCCTCAGTTCCGTCGGAGGCGGCCCTTAGTCCCGCGATGTAGGCGTCGGCGCGCTCTGCTGATGGAAACGCCACGATCGGGAGGAAACCCGATTGCGAGACTCCCGTTCCGACCTGCGATGTTGCCGTAAGGTTTAGGCGGAACCCAGCGAAGCTCCTTGCAGGGAGATCGCCTCCAAAGAACCGGCCGATCACCACTTCAGCGACACCATGGACAGCGCCGGATTCGTCAGCCACGTCTTGCACGGCTGCAAGGAGAGAGTCGTCGACGATGAAATAGCCGAGTGAGAATCCCTCACCCGTTTCTGGGTTCACCTGCTCAAGCAATGTTGGCGACCCATCCGGTTCACCACCGAGCGCAAGCACTTGAAGAGACGGGGCGAATGGCACACCCGTTGCCGATTCCCACGCCGCAGCAACCGCTGAGTCAGACCACCCGTCCTCGCCGCCATCCTTCATTACCGAAGCGGCGGCCGAGATTCTCGATGGAGCCGCTACGACTCCGACGGGCACAATCCACCCACCCGCCGCCAAGAACGCGCACCAAAGTCCCAACGCCCGTCGCACCGAATTGATCTTCTTCATGTGATTCCCCAGTGATTTTCAGGATTTCCCATTCTCCGCGCCGGGATTGCCGACCCCTCGAAGCGCGGATTGCAGATGCCGGATTGCCTTCCAGGGCACCTTGACCAGTCGCCACAGTGCTGTCAACCGCATTTGGCAACGGATTTTCGAAAATGAACAATCTGCGGTCCGGGGCCGTCGGGGCTCCCCGTCGGTACCTCACGGAGATCCCCATGCCCGTGATGGTCGACAGCGAGGGCAAGTACGTGTCGTTCACGCCGACAGCGCCCGTCGCCGCCGGTGCGATCGTCGCGCTCGGCGAGCTCGTCGGGATCGCACCAGTGGCGATCGCAGTGGGCGCCGTCGGCCAGATCGCCGTGCGCGGGATCGTGCGGGTCCCGAAGCCACCCAACACCGGCATCGCCGCGGGCACCAGGCTCTGGTGGGACATCCTCGCAGGCACCGTCGTCCTCGTGCCGTTCTCCGACGAGTTCGGTCTTGTCATCACTCCGTACCTCGGCAAGGCCGTCGAGGGCTCCGCCAAGGCGGCCACCACGGTCCGGGCGAGGCTCTCCCAGTAGCGAGGCGCACGTGATCACCCTCACCGTCGATCGATTCAAGGACACCTTCTTCGACCGCGACAGCGTCCAGCGCGCCGTCGACAAGGCGCAGTTCGCATCGCTCAAGAAGGGCGGCGCCTCGATCCGCCTGATCGCACGCCGCTCGATCCGGAGGCGGAAGAAGCCCTCCGCACCTAGCCAACCGCCGTCATCCCGCAAGGGACAGCTCAAGGAGCTTCTCTTCTTCGGCTACGACGATCGGGCGCGCTCGGTCGTCGTCGGACCCGCAAGGCTCGACCGTCCGACCGGCGCGCCGAACATCCTCGAGTTCAGCGGCAGCGCAAAGGCCACCGACCGCAGGCGCGTGCGCCGGATCGGCGACGGCGGCGAGATGCGCGTCTCGGACGCCGCGATGCCAGGCAGGACCGTGAAGCGCGCCTACAGGAGCGGCGGCCCCTACGTCGCGTACGCCAAGGTGCGCACCGCGCGTCAGGCCGCGCACGCGACCCGGATCAACGACGAGCTCTACCGCCCGAACCCGGCGACGGTCCGCATCGCCGCTCGCCCCTACATGCGTCCTGCGCTCGATGCGGCGCTCCCGCAGCTCCCTCGGCACTGGGCGCGATCGGTGAACGGAGGCTGACGTGGCGTCGAACAACGCATCCGGAATCCGCGCTGGACGCGCCTACGTCGAGCTTGGGGCGAACGACAAGCTCTCCGCCGCGCTCGACAACGCGAAGAAGAAGATCCAGGAGTTCGGCGACGCGGCAAGCGCCGTCGGTGGCGGCATCCAGACCGCAGGCCTTGCGATCCTGGCGGCAGGCACCGCGATCGTCGGATCTCTTGCCGCCGCTGGTCTTGCCTTCGCAAAGGTAGGAAGCGAGTTCAACGACCTCTCGCAGCGGACGGGCGTCTCGGTCGAGGCGCTCAGCGAGCTGCAGTTCGTCTTCGGTCAGGCGGGCGTCGAGGCGGCCGACCTCGAGACCGCGATCAAGAAGATGCAGAAGGCCGTGGTCGAGGCCGCGAACGGCTCGAAGGGCGCGAACGAACTCATCGCCCGCCTCGGACTCTCCGTGGCCGACCTCGCGGCGATGACGCCCGAGGAGATGCTCTCTGCCTTCGCCGACGGGCTCGCCACGGTCTCGAACCCCTCCGAGCGCGCCGCGCTCGCGATGGAGCTCTTCGAAAAGTCGGGCACCAAGCTCCTCCCCGTGCTCGCACAGGGAGCCGAAGGTCTGGCCCGCATGCGCGAGTACGCGCGCGACCTCGGACTCACCGTCTCGACCGACGCCGCGCAAGCGGCAGACGTCCTCGATGACGCGATCGGCGAACTCACCGCGACCGTCCGCATGCTCGTCTTCGAAGTGGGCTCGGCGCTTGCGCCCGTCTTCCTCGATGCGGTCACGGTGCTCCGGGGTGTCGCGAGTGCGACGATCGAGTGGGTCCGCAACAACCGCGACGCCGTCGTGACGGCGCTCGCCGTCGGTGCGGCGCTCGTCGGGATCGGCGCGGTCCTCGCCGTCATTGGCGGCGGACTAGTCGCTCTCGGGGCGGTGATCACCGGCACGGCGACCGTGCTCGGCTTCCTCTCGGCCGCATGGGCCGTCGTGAGCGCCACCGCGACCGCAGCCTGGACCGCGATGACGGGGCCGGTCGGGCTCGCCGTCGCCGGTGTGCTCGCGGTCGGCACTGCGCTCCTCTACGTGACCGGGGTCCTCGGCCAAGTGGCCGACTACTTCGGAGAGGTCTTCTCGGCGCTTGCGAGCGACCTGACGGCCACATGGGGAGGCGTGCGCGACGCGCTTGCCGCCGGTGACCTGGCTCTCGCGGGCGAGATCGCCCTGCAAGGCCTGAAGGTCGTCTGGATCCGCATCCTGAACGAGATCAAGGGATTCTGGAACACCTGGGTCTACGACCTCGCTGGCGCATTCACCGTCATCGAGATCACGGCCCGCGAGATCTTTGCGGCGATCGTCGACTCGGTCGTCGGCGGCGTCCTCTCGATCGTGCAGGCGCTCGCCGAGGTGACCGGGATCGGCGACGAGGCCGCGCGTCGCCTCAAGCAGGACTACGACCGCCAGGCGGCGGCCGACAACGCCGCGCGCGAGCAGGAGCTGATGGACCGGATCGCAGCCCTCGAGCGCGAGCGCTCGGCCGTCAACGGCGCGAACCAGGCGGAACTCGACGCGGCGCGTGCCGAGCTCGACCGACTCCGAAAGCAGGCATCCGACGCCCGCAAGGAGGTGGATCTCCAGCGCGCGAACCCGCCCTCGTTCGAGATGCCCGAGTTCGAGCCCATCGAGCTGAAGGTCGACGAACCCAAGGTCGAGGCGATCAAGGCCGCAGGCGCGCAGGTCGAGCGCGTGGAGCGGTCGTTCCGCACCGCAGGGACGTTCAACTTCTCGGCGGCGGCCGGGCTCGTGGGTCCGTCGGAACAGGTGCAGCAGAAGATCGCGAATGCCACGCAGGCGACCGCGAGCAACACCCGCAGCATCCTCGACGCCATCAAGGGCGGCGGACTCGTCTGGAGCTGAAGCATGCCGACCACCGTCCACCAGCTCATCGAGGGAACCGAGGTCACGACGGGCGCAAGTCCGTCCGTCACGCTCAAGTACTTCGTCGACGGGGCCGCGAGCGAGAACGCCGCGCTCGATGCCGTGCTCTCGACCTGCCCCTCGACCTACAACGGCATGCCGCGGCAGTCGCGCTCGGCAGAGCCAATCAGTGACACGAAGTACCTCGTCACCGCCCGCTACTCGCCGCAGGCGTCGAACGACCAAGGGTCCTCCGGTGGCGCGCCTCCGGAGAGCTCCTACGAGTTCTCGACAGGTGGAGGGAGCGAGACGATGTTCGTGTCGCTCTCGACCAAGCAGCGCGTCGCGCTTCCGGGCGGACCGCAGGCCCCCGACTTCCACAGCGGCGTCAACGTGACGAACGACGGTCCGCAGGGCGTCGAGCGCACGGTTCCGATCTTCAACTTCAGCGAGACGCACTACAAGACCGCAGCGGCGGTGTCGAATTCCTACGTCGCCACGCTCTTCGCGCTCACCGGCACCGTCAACAACTCGGCGTTCCGAGGCTTCTCGGCGGGCGAGGTGCTCTTTCTTGGCGCGCGCGGCTCGAAGCGTGGCGTCAACGGCGACTGGGAGATCACGTACTCCTTCGCCGCGAGCCCGAACGTCACCAGCGGCACCATCGGCGGCTTCACGGGCATCAACAAGGACGGCTGGGACTATCTCTGGTTCCTCTTCGAGGACAAAGAGGACCCCAACGCCGAGAAGGTCGTCCGTCGGCCGCGGGCGGCGTACGTCGAGCAGATCTACAAGCGAGGCGGCTTCGCAGGGCTGGGGATCTGACCGATGTCGGACTACCTGAAGAGCGTGAGGCGCGGAGAGCCGATCGACCTCTCCGCAGCCGCATGGAACAAGCTCATGGACATGGCCCGCCGCGACGGCGAGCGCGGTGCATCCGGCGTGGCCGACCCGCTCTTCGCCCGGCGCGACCGCGACCTTGTCCTCCTGAAGAACATCTCGGGGATCGAGTACCCCCGCTGGGGCGTGCTCGGTCTTGGTGCGCCCGTCTACCTGCCGCAGCACAATCCGCCGAGCGGGAAGCAGGAGCTCCCGCAGGACTTCGCGGAGAACCTGGTCCTCAAGGGCGAGATGCCCGTCGCGGGCGTGCACGAGGGACTGTTCGGCGTGCTGCTCCAGCCGCTCAAGGACGGCGAGATCGGCCCCGCTGTGGTCTCGGGCACCTTCGGCTGCGTGATCGTCGTCCAGGACGAGCGCCACCGCTTCGCCGACGTCTATCCGTCCCGCGCCGATCTCGGTTCGGGTGAGAGCCTGTCGAGCGGCACGCCACTCGTCGACGGCGACGTCTACCTCCGCAGCTGCGACCACGGTGGTGCGGAGATTCTCTGGAAGGAAGCTGGGCTCGGCGAGCGCTACGCGGCGCTGCGTCTCGCGCAGCAGCCACGCACGCGCTTGCGCGCCATTCTCGGCGTCGCCCACCTCCTGCCCGGCGAACGCTTCCGCTGGCGCTACGAATGGCAGGAGGCACGGATCGACGCGGATCCCGGAAGCACCACCTACGGGAGCTACGTGCCGCTCGAGCACGGGCTCTCGAGCAAGGACAAGGCGGGCGCCGAGTCCGAGCCGCGCATGGCGATGAACCGCTACGAGTCGCACCTCTCCCAGGTCCATCCGCAGCCCGATGACGGCATCGAGGGCTTCGCCAACGCAGGCGCGTGCCTCGTACCGGGCGTGCCTGAATCGTGTCCGCCGGACCGGGCCGCGGTGCCGATCCTCCAGCCGATCCTGTCCGGGGTCTGCGTCGAGATCGCCGCCGAGCCGGATACCTACGGCAACACGCGTTACACCTTCGAGGCGCTCAACGGCGTGATCTTCACCGAGATGACCGTGCCTCAGCCCGGAGGGACTCTCCAGTGAACGGACGCGCGATCAAGTCCGGCGAGGTGGTCGAGGCGATCCTCGCGATCGAGGCCATGCGGCCCCAGCCTCGCTTCGTTCTCCATCTCGGCGCCGGAGACAACGCGCTCGTGTCGGCACTCAGGAGGAGGCGCTGTGACGGGCTCGGCGTCGATCCCGCCAGCGAGGAGGCCGACGTGCGCGGACCGATCGGGACCAACCAAGGCGAGCGCGTTCCCGTCGGCGACGGCGTGGCCGACTGCGTCGTGATGCTTGGCGCGACCACCGCGGGCCTTGATCACGCGTGGGCCGAGATCCGGCGAGTCGCACGTCCAGGCGCGCACTACCTGCTGTCGTTCGGGCGCGTGCCCACGGCCGCGTGGTGCGCGGCGCGGCTCACGGGCGCGACGGTCTCGCGCAGGCATCCCTTCGTGTGGGGAACGATCCATGCGTGAGCATGCAGGTGACATCGCGGCGCTCCAGTCCGGCATCCGCCAGCGCAGGCCATCGCCGAGTGGCGTGCGACTCTGGACCGCCGACTTCGACCACGTATCCCTCGCGAACTTCTACCGCGGCAGGCACGCATTCCTCGTCCTCTCCGGGCCGAGCCTGCTGACGCACGACCTCTCGAAGCTCTCGCGGCGCGGCATCTTCTCGATGGGCGTCAACAACTCGTGGACCGTGCACCGGCCGACGCTCTGGACGTGCGTCGACACACCCGACCGCTTCGTCGACGTCGGCTGGAAGGACCCAGGCATCACGAAGATCGTGCCGGTCGAGCACTGGAACTCGCGACTGCGCGTGGCACTCGGCGAGGGCCGATTCCGGCAGAGCCAGTTCCGCGTGGCCGACATGCCGGGCGTCCTGATGTACCGGCGCTCGGACACCTTCGACCACCGCTCCTTCCTGCGGGCCGACACGATCTCGTGGGGCTGCGCGACGAGTGCGACCGACTCGCTCGGCATCAAGGGGAAGCGCAGCGTGATGCTCGCCGCGCTCGGGCTTCTCCACTACCTCGGCTTCCGCCAGGTCTACCTGGTCGGCGCCGACTTCAGGATGGCGAGCGACTGCAAGTACGCCTTCGAAGAGCACCGATCCGACCAGGCGATCCGCCACAACAACGTGCTCTACGAGAGCCTCGACCGGCGCTTCCACGCGCTGCTCCCCGAGTTCGCGAAGGCGGGATTCAACGTTCACAACTGCTGCGCGGAGAGCGGGCTGACCGCGTTCCCGAAGATCGCGTTCGACGAGGCCGTCGAGCGCGCGAGCGCCGAGTGCTCGAAGCCCGTCCCCACGGACGGCTGGTACGAACCTGCCAAGGAGAAGAAGCGATGACCATGTCCTCAAGCGGCGCGTCGAACCCGATGCGCTACTTCCTGTACATCCCGGTGTGGGCAACGACGCAGCAGCCGGAGGGCACGGACTCGGGCGGTAGCTCGGGAGGCTCCTCCGGCGAGTCGAGCTCCGGCGAACCGAGCAGCAGCGGCTCCAGTGGTGGATCGTCGAGCGGCACGGGCAACTCGTCAGGCAACTCGCCCGGCGACACCGGCGGCACGGGCGGCACCGAGGGCTCGACGGGCGGCTCCTCGGGTGGTTCGTCAGGCGGTTCGTCAGGCGGCTCGGGAGGCGGCTCCGGCGGTGGTGGCGGCGGTGGCGGAGGAGGTGGTGGCGGATCAGGTGGAGGCTCTGGTGGCGGCTCCGGCAACTGTCTGCTCTACGGGTCCCGCGTCACCCTGGCCGACGGCACCACCATCGCGATCGAGGAGCTGCGCCCCGGCATGGAGGTCGCGTCGCTTGCGGTCCCCGGCCTCGAGACCGACGTCGACTACCGCGCCCAGTACGCCTGGCTCTCCTCGCACGGCCTCGACGACTGCTCGCCCCGCCGTGTGCGGATCGACCACGTTCGGAAGGGTGAGCACGACGGCCACTACGTCATCAACGGCCGCATCCGCGCGACGTTCGAGCACCCGTTCCTCGTCCGCCGCGGCGACCAGTGGGGCTTCGCGTCCGCGCATCTCCTCGAGATCGGCGACCGGCTCGTCGTCCCGGCGGTTGCAGGCAGTCTCGGCGAAGAGCGGATCGAATCGATCGAGGCGATCGCGGGCATCGTCCGCACCGTCGCGATCCACGTGCCAGGCACCAACATGTTCCTCGGTGACGGCGCGTGGACCCACAACGACATCTCGCTCACCGTGCTCTCGAGCTCCAGCGGCTCGATGTCGTCTGGGTCAGGCGCGGGCTCGTCGAGCGGTTCGAGCTCCGGAAGCGGCGGCAAGGGCAGCGGGTCGAGCTTCTCCGGAAACAGCGGAAGCCTCAGCGATGGAACCGTGTCGACCGCAGGCTCCGCGCTCTCAGGCGGCGGGCCACAGATCTCGGCGACGTTCACGCCGACCACGGGGAAGGGCTAATTGTGCGTCGTTGGCACGTGATGGCGGACCTCTGCCGCAAGCACGGCCTGCGCCGCGGCGTCGAGCTCGGCGTGCGCGAGGGGCGCTTCACGAAGCACCTCCTGCTGCACGTGCCCGACAGCCACATGACCGGCGTCGACTCGTGGCGCTCGCTGCCTG